TAATCTTGATTGATTACGCTATAAGAAACAAAGGCAAAGAGATTAGTGTAGTATCTGAGTCTGTCCCGCATCTACGTAGAGGTGCTTTTAAAGACTTCTGTGGCATCTTAAAGGGTATGAACAGGTATAAAGACATTCAGCTTAATAAGAGTACGCTGAAGTACACTTTTACAAATGGCAGTTACATTGAGTTTTTCTCAACAGACCAACCAGATAAATTGCGTGGCGCTCGCCGTACCGACCTATACATTAACGAATGTAACAACGTCTCATTTGATGCCTATCAACAACTGGCAGTAAGAACAAGTGGTAACATTTGGCTAGATTATAATCCAAGTAGTTTATTTTGGGTAGACAAGGAGCTCATAGGAAAAGAAGATACTAACTTTGTTACATTAACTTATAAGGATAACGATTCACTACCAGAAAGTATTGTAAGAGAAATAGAGAAAGCTAAAGATAAAGCAAAAACCTCAACCTATTGGGCTAACTGGTGGAGGGTATATGGACTTGGAGAAGTAGGAAACTTAGAAGGAGCTTGCATACCTGACTGGTTAGAGATAGATAGGATACCTAATGATGCTAGGTTACTAGGTTACGGATGTGACTTTGGCTACTCAGTAGACCCTACAACATTAATAGCACTATACAAATATAATGATGCTTACATTTATGATGAGATACTATATAAAAAAGGCTTACTCAATAGAGACATTAGTAGGTTTTTAGAAGCGTCAGATATTAAAGAACTTATAGTAGCTGATAGTGCAGAACCTAAATCAATAGCAGAACTAAGAGGTTACGGACACAATATAACAGGAGTGAGTAAGGGTAGGGATTCAGTTGTCTATGGAATTAACCTTATCAACCAAAACAAAATATATGTAACTAGTAACTCTACTAATTTAAAGAGGGAGCTTGGAGGATATGTTTGGTCTAAGGACAAAGAAGGAAACGCTACACAAAAGCCTACTGGTCTGCATCCAGATGCAATTGATGCTGCTAGATATATACTGACTGACATCCTTGAGAACCCTCATAAGAATAAATATTACGTCTATTAATTTTTCTAATCCAAAAAGTTTTTATACATTTGAAAAAACAAACGATATGATAGCAGGAATAGATTTCAACGAATCAATACAAAGTTTTAACAGTTTATACCAACACGAATGCTTAGAGTGTGGAGCAGAGATAATATCAGAGGGGTATTGTAGTAAGGATTGCTCAGATGCAAGTTGGTTATAATAATTTAAAAACAAACGATATGAAAATTCAAGACACAACAGAATACATTATGGTTAAGCAGTTAACATCTAAAGACAATAGGTCTGCGGTTAAGAGGACAATCTTTCAAGGGTTATTGTTATCAGCCTGCTGCTTCATAGGGTTACATCTATTCTTAAACGCTTTCCTATGGGTACTAAAGTATTAAAGGATTGGGAGGTTAAGATGCGGTGCTGGTCTAACGAGGTCTACGTTATTGTTAATCCAATATCAAGCAAATGGAAGAAGGGTGGACAGCCTGTTACATTAACTATAGACTATCAGAAAACATTTAGACGTGGTAAGGAAGTATTTGAACAGAACAGTAAAGAGTTAGAAAATAAAATAGATGAGATATATAGATATCTATACGATAATAATATAAAGTAATAGTTTTTTTCATTTGGGGTTAAGGGGTTATGGAAACGTAGCCCTTTTTCTATTTATACAAAATGCTATAAATTGTATTGTTATAATATATGAAAGTTGATATACAAATACCTAGTAATTTATCTGAAGTAACCTTAGAACAGTATCAAAAGTTTACTAAGTTAAATACAGATGAAAACCAAGACAGCAGTTTCTTAATGCATAAGACTGTAGAGATATTCTGTAACCTTAATCTGCAAGACATAGCTAAGGTAAAGTTTACTTACGTCCAAGAAATACTTAACGACATAAACAACCTCTTTGATAAGAAGCAGGATTTGATTCCAACCTTTACACATAGAGGTATTGAGTATGGATTAATACCTGTGCTTGATGATATGACACTTGGGGAGTACGTAGACCTAGATGAAAACTTTACAGACTGGGATACTATGCACAAGGCTATGACAGTCCTTTACAGACCCGTTACCCTTAAAAAGGGGGATAGATACCAGATAGAAGAGTACAACGGCTTAGACAATGCTGAAACAATGAAACAGATACCATTGGATGTTGTAATGGGATGTATGTTTTTTTTTTGGAATTTAAACGAAGAGTTGCTGAAAACTACCCTGAACTATTTGAATCAGGAAATACCGAAGGAGCTGACTACGGAGCAGCTACAAACTTTGGTAAAAAGTGGGGGTGGTATCAATCAATCTATGGACTCGCTAAAGGAGATGTTAGACGATTTGAACATATCACTAAATTAAACTTTCACGAGTGCTTAATGTATTTAGCATTTGAAAAAGAGAAGAACCAATTAGAAGCAAAATTAATAAAGAATAGATGACAGGATTTTATAACGTAACGAAAAAAATAAAGGATGCACTTAATGCAGAGCCTTTTGTTAATACAGTTTCCTTTGGTTCATTAGATGATGTAGACTTAAACAAGCAGACTATCTTTCCTTTATCTCACATCATAGTAAACAACTGCAATGTAGAAACCAATACAATGATTTTTAATATTAGTGTTCTAGCAATGGACATAGTAGATGAATCTAAGGACGAGGTTACAGATATATTCGTAGGTAATGATAATGAACAAGACGTTTTAAATACGCAGTTAGAAGTCCTTAATAGAGTTGTTGCAATACTACAAAGAGGGGATTTATATACAGACCTATTCCAGATTGAAGGAGTTGTAGGATGTGAACCATTCGTAGATAGATTTGAAAACAAATTAGCAGGATGGTCAGCAACGTTTGATGTAATAGTTAAAAACGATATGACTGTATGCTAACTAATGTAAAGTCAGAATTATTAAGGTTCAAGAAGTTTGTTACACAACAATCTAGAAGCAGACTAACTAAGGGTAAAAAGAACGTCTCTAAGGGACTTTATAAGAAGTTGGATGGTGTATTAAAGGTTAGCCCTAATTCGTTCCAATTAAGCTGGGATTTAGGATATGGTAATTTCCAAGACAAAGGTGTAAGCGGTACTGAAAAGAAGTACAACACGCCTTATAGTTATAAGTCCAAAATGCCTCCAGTAAAACCATTAGCAGACTGGGCAAAAGCAAAGGGTCTTAAGTTAAGAGACTCTAAAGGTAGATTTAAAAAGGGTGGTTATATGACGTTAGGTTTTCTAATAGCAAGAAGCATACAGAGAAAAGGTATTAAGCCTTCTTTGTTCTTTACTAAACCATTTGAACAAGGATTTAAGAAACTACCAGACGAACTACTAGAAGCATACGGATTAGATGTAGAAGACTTTTTAGCATATACACTTAAACAACAATAACAATGAGTACAAAAATAAACGTAAGGAGTCCATTCTTTTTAGACTTAACAGCACCAGTACAAACACTAGGTATTTTTACTTGTACAACTGCTGGACTTTCAAACTTCTCTGTAGCTAGTTCAGGCTTTGTAACCAATCCACTTCTGTTAGCAGGGAGCATAGTAGACCAAACAGCAACTGAGTTTCCAATTAACACAACAGGTAGTTCAATACCTAGAAGCGTTACTTATACAATAGCAATACCAGCAAACTATACAAACGTAAATGATGCAACTATAGATTGTATTCAAGACTTTGACCAGCCTACACAATCAGCAAACGAAGACCCAAGCTTAAATAATAACTGTCCAACCTTTGCAGGAACTATTCCTAATTCAAGTGGCTTAGCAAGTACAGCTATAACCTTATCTACTTACTTTACTTCTGGTAGTGGTGCAGATATTAGTTCTTACTTAGTTACTAAGTCTCCATCTGGAGTAGCAGTAGATGCTGTATTAACTGGAACTGCACCTAATCAAACATTAACTCTTTCAAGTTCTACCGATTGTCAGCTTGCTACTTTTATAGTAACAGCAAGACAGTCCTCAGATAGTTGTACAGCAATATCTAATTCATTTACTTTTGCTTCTGCAAATTGTGGTGCTTATGATTGTACTGATGCTAATGTAGTTGGAGGTAGTATAGAACAAGATGGAACGGTAAATAAAGGAACTCATACTTTAGGAACTTTAAATGCATTACTCTACTTAGGAACTGATATAACATCTTCTTTAAATGCAGGAGCAAACAATACAGGTTCTCCAGTAAATAAAACAATAACATATAGATTTAATATACCAAACGGATATAGTAACTCAGGTACTTTTGATTGTGATGTAGTTTACTCACAACCTGCAACACAAGTAGACCCTACTTTTGATTGTGCAGAAGCTCAAATATCTAATACGTTTATATCAGAACAAGGTAATATAGCAGCACCAACTTTAGGAGCAGGAACTTTAGTTAGTTGGACTCCTCAAGCTTTTGGCGAGGTTTCAGTTAATACAGTAAGAACTATAACTTTTACAATAACGCCTCCATCATCTGGTTATTCAAACTCGGGAGGAAGTAATATAACTTGTGATGTATCTGTAACACAACCTGCAACTTTTCCTGAATGCGGATTAGGTACAAGTTTAAGATTTAGTAAACAAGGTTACAATAGTCCTTACGATGCTTGTGGTTTTAATTTTGTAGGAGATTGGTATTTAGGTCAAGGTAGCC